TAATAACATCTGCTATAATTAATAAAGATAGAAATTATAGAATAAAAATAAGAAGTCAAGATTTAACTATTCATTCTAGTTATACAGAACCAAATATAACAAATATTATTAATCATCGTTTATAAATAAATTATTATTTTTCTTCTCATTCATATAAATTAAATGAAATTCATTAATTTTTGGTAAAATCTCATTATCCCATTTTTCCTTATTAAATTTCACCTCCTGAATATTAATCAAATTCAATTTCCAATAATTATATTTACTTACATTCTCAATTTTATCCATATCCTCAATCGTTTCTAAAGGTTTCGAATAAATATATTCAATCTCACCCTTCTCCTTCCTCAATTCAGCTATAATTCCATGATATTTTTCATTCTTACATTCTCTCTCATATTCCTCTCTCGTCTCATAACAACTAAATTCACATTCAATATAATCACATTCAGTTAATCTACAAACCGCCAATTGTCCCTGAATTTGATATTGATATTTTTCAGGAATTTCTCCATCAACTATCTTTCTCTTATAAGGACATTTAATCTCAATCATCTTACCATCTTCCGTAATTCCATCAGGAGATGCCCCAAAATTCTTAATATCATCATTAATTACCAATCCAAATTCATAAATCTTCTTCTTCTTCATATCTTCATAAATACTTGTAGCAACCGCTTCAAACATAGTTCCCCATTTTAAAGCAGGAATAGCATTAGAATTATATGTAGTTCCTTTCAATTTCTTCTTAGATAATGATAGTGGGTTTTTAATGGCGTCATGTAAATCACTAGCAGTTAAGCGATTTTCACGAAGTTTAAACCATTCAGGAGAACGTTGTTTGATAAATGGTCTCGTTAAAAGCTCTTTTAAAACTTCCTTAGGGTCATCATTCATTCTTTTAATTTTCTTCTTGCAATTTCTTTTTATATGCTTTCGATGATTTGATTTTTTTTTCATTTTCAACTTTAAGACGATTTAGAGTATCTTTAGTATCTTTATCTATTTTATCAGGATTAATCACTTTTTTAATCTCTCGCTTTTTAGATTTAGAAATCTCAATAATTTCATCTCTTTTTTCCAATAAAATCTTATTAAAATTATATAATAATTCATCATCTGCCATTTTTATTAACCTTTAAATAAATATAAATAATCAATTTTTAAATATAAAAAAATGATTTAGATTATTAATTAATAAATTAATGAGTTTTAACAAATTAAAATTAGTAGATTTGTTTGCTGGAACAGGTGCTTTTTCATTTGTAGCACATAAAACTAATAAAATTGAAACTATATTTGCGAATGATATTTTAGAAAGTTCAAAAAATATTTATGATATTAATAATAATATAGAATTAACTTTAAAAGATTTAAATGATATTAAAATAGAAGAAATACCTGAATTTGATATATTAACAGGAGGATTTCCTTGCCAGCCATTTTCAATAGCAGGAAAACAATTAGGATTTGAAGATAAAAGAAGTAATGTTTTTTGGAAAATAATTGAAATTATTAATTATCATAAACCTAAGGTTATATTATTAGAGAATGTTAAAAATTTAATAACACATGATAATAAAAATACATTTAAAACTATTATTAAAAGTCTAGAAGATTTAAATTATCATATTAAATATCAAATAATAAATACATGTGATTATTCAATTATTCCTCATAATAGAGAACGAATTTATATAATTGGTTTTAGTAATATTGATAATTATAAAAAATTTGATTTTAATTTTGATAAAATTGTAAATAAAGACTTAATACATTTCATGGAAGATAATGAAATTAATAAAAAATATTATTATAATGAAAAATCAAAAATTTATGAATGTCTCCAAAAAAATATTTTAAAATCTATTAGTGATAATGTTATATATCAATATAGAAGATATTATGTTCGTGAAAATAAAAAAGGTAGATGTCCTACATTAACAGCAAATATGGGTTCGGGTGGTCATAATGTTCCATTGATTTTAGATAAAAATGGTATTCGAAAATTAACTCCTAGAGAATGTTTTAACATACAAGGATTTCCAGAAGATTATATATTACCAAAAATAAGTGATAATAAATTATATTCATTGGCAGGAAATGCTGTATCAATTCCAATAATAACATTAATTATTAATAAGATATGTGAAACTATTTTCGAAGATCTTAGTTGAATAATCTTCAACTTGTTGATAGAAGTAATTAAAATTTATATGAGGTCTTCTTTTATTTTTAATTTGGTCTTTAATCGTTTCATTTTTATTAACTTTAATATTCAAATATTTTTCACTTGAACTTGATATATCAATCTTCCATAATATTAATTTATCATCTATCCAATTTCTCATATCTAAACAATAAAGAACATCAAAATTTTTTGTAGGACTAAATTGCATTGGTCCATTAGAAGTAAATGATTTAATTTCTGGATTAAAATTATTTGAATATAAATCTCCAGATATTTTATATTTTTTATTTATAATTCCTTTTGACCAAATTATATTAGGTTCATTATCGTATTTTCTAATAATAAATTTAACAATATTTTCTGTAATATCTTCGGGTGGATTTTGATGTCTAATATTTATTCCTAATTTTTTAAAGTTTTCTACCTCTAAATAACTTTTTCTATAAGTATTATATCTATTATTTAAGATTTCGATTGAATAATTATCTTTTAAATCTTCTTCAGGAATTATCATTATATTATTTTTAATTTTAATAAAAATAATCAGTTTTTATTAAATAAATGATAAATATTTTTATATTTAGGAGGGATTTTAGAATATTTGATAATACTTCTTTAAATTTATTAAAAAAAACTTATCCTAATATGAAAATACTTCCAATTTTTATATTTAATAAAAATCAAATTGAACCTTCTAAAAATCCTTATTATTCTTCAAATGCTTTTGAATTTATGTGTGATAGTCTTCTTGAAATTCCAACTCTTAATTGTTATTTAACTAATGATGATATTTCAATTCTTAAAGAACTTCAATCAAAATTTGAAATTAATGCTATTTCATTTAATCTCGATTTTACCCCTTATGCTATTAAAAGAGATAAGAAGATTATTGATTGGTGTAATTCTCAAAAAATTGAAATAATTAGAGAAGAAGATTATACATTACATAAAATTGGGACGATTGTTAAGGATGATGGAAAACCTTATCAAAAATTCACACCATTTTATAAGAAGGGGATATTAATAAAACCTAATGAGGTTAATAATGAAAAATTTGATTTTATTAAAGATAATTCTACGAATATTAATCCATCTTCATTTATAAAAAAGAGAAATCCTGAAATAAAAGTTAAAGGAGGTCGTGAAAACGCCCTTAAAATTCTTAAAAAATTAAAAGAAGGTGTATTTGATAATTATGATGAAGATAGAGAATATCCTTATTTAGATAAAACTACGAAATTAAGTGCTTATATTAAATTTGGTTGTTTATCAATTAGAGAGATTTATTATTCACTTCCTACAAATCATGGAATAATTCGTGAATTATTTTGGAAAGATTTTTATGCTAATATCTCTTATTTTTTCCCTTATATATTTGGAAATAGTTTTTTGAAAAAATATGGAAATATCAAATGGGATAATAATGAAGAATTATTTAATAAATGGAAAAATGGTAAAACAGGATTTCCTTTAATAGATGCTTCAATGCGTCAATTAAATAGAACAGGATGGATGCACAATAGATGTAGAATGCTTGTTTCATGTTTTCTCGTAAAGAATTTATTTATAGATTGGCGAATAGGTGAGAGATATTTCGCAACTAAATTAGTTGATTATGATCCTTCGTCAAATAATGGAGGATGGCAATGGAGTGCTTCGACGGGGACAGATAGTCAGCCTTATTTTCGTATATTTTCGCCAACTATTCAAATGAAGAAATATGATAAGGATTGTAGATTTATAAAAAAATGGGTGGAAGAATTGAAAGATGTAGATAATAAGATAATATTAAATTGGGAAACTAAACAAATACCTAATAATTATGTGAAACCAATAATAGAATTCAAAAAAACTTCCCAAAAATTTAAAACAATGTTTTCCTTATAACCTTATTATATTTATCTTGAATTATATTTTCATAATGTTCGGCAATCTTTATTTTATTAACAAATAATGGATTATAATAAAATGCTTCTAAAAATCCATATAATAAATTTCCAATTGTTAATATCGATTCATTAAAAAGCTTATAAAACATATAAGCTATATAAAGAGATATTAATATGAAAAAAATTCTAATAGCTGTTTTTAAAATATAAGAAATATCTGGAATATTAGTTTCTTCTTCTATAGGAGTTTTAATATCTGTTTTTGTTGGTGGTGGTTTTGGTTCATCATCTGCTTTTGTTGTCCCTCCACAACTTGTTTTATTAACATCAATTTCTTCTGAAATTAATTTTTTACATAATGTTCCACAGAATATTTTACAATTTTCATTTTTTTTACATTTTTCTAAATCACATCCATTAATACTATTACAATTAGTACACTCTTGCTTATTACTTGTATTTAAATAAACTATTTCTCCAGATTTACATTTACTTCCATTAATTATTTCACTATCCTCTTCTGTATAAATTAAAAATTTAGATTTAAAATTA